GATTTTTTTTGTATGTGGAGCAAACAAAATGGTCACTACAGAACAGGCGCGGGAATATCTTGAAAGCCAGGGTATTGACCTGCCAGACATTATCTTATCTTTGCTGGTGGAACAGGCAAATAGCGTTAATGAATGCCTTGATGCTAACTATCCGGCCTCCACTGCAACATTAATTCAGCTTTATCTGATCGGGCTATTAGGACTCACACAGGCGAATAAATACGTTTCCTCACACACAGGTCCGAACGGTGCAAGCCAGTCTTACCGCTATGTTGATTTCAATAAAAAATGGAAGGCGGCTTGCTCGTTGCTACGCTCGATTGACAGGCATAATTGCACAGCCGAACTGATTCCCGCAGATCCTGAAGCCACCGCACATGCCGGACTATGGATCGGTAAGAGTGGGAGGATGTAACCATGTGGAACGACCTAACGTTACCGGACCCGGTATTACCTAAGCTATTCACCCGCGTATGGGTGAAGACTGACACTGGGCGACAGGTTGCCGCCTATCTCAATGATGCTGGCGAATGGGTAATTCTTTGCCCGCGCGTGGCGAAAACCCATCCGAAAATTGTTAAATGGAGCTATGGCTATGAGTAAGATCGCGCGATTCAGCTACAAGGCATTAGCCACCATTTACCCCGTAACGCGTGACGACTGGACAAACTCCGATGTATACGGTGCACCATACCTGATTGATTGCTCATGGGAGCGCACAGACGGCACTGCAACAGACACAAACGGCAATGAGGTTAGCAATACAATAACTGTATTTACCGAACTGCTTCACAATATGCAGCCAGTGCAGCGCCCGGAAAAAGGCTGGATGATTGCCACTGGCGACACCACTGATATTTCCGACCCGCTGGCGGCAGGTGCGAACGTTATAACCGGAATCGTTGAATGGGATATGAGCATGTTTAACGACACGCCGGATTATAAGATCGTGACAGGGGGTTAATCATGCCTATCAAGGGTGTTAAACGTGTCAGGGAGCGATTAAAGCAGGAGCTAAAGGAAATCACAGATAAGAAAACTCATGAGGTGTTATGGCGAGTAGGGATGCTGGCTGGTGGCTTCGCGGCGAACATGACCCCCGTTGATACGGGTTTTTTAATTAACAGCCAATTTCAGTATATAGGTAGCACGGCGGAGGGTATGCAGTTACGGCTGGGATATACGGCCCGGTATGCTGAATGGGTGCACAATATGCCAGGCACATTAAAAGGCCAGCCTCGCGAACATTTCGGGAAAACCAATAACCTTTCAGATTTCGGGCCGAAACAGGTAATTGAGTTCGGCGGCGGTACTGGAAAAGGTAAATATTGGGACCCAAACGCGGAGCCGGAATTTTTGCGCAAGGCATTCGAAGATCCAAACAACGCTGACGATATTTATAAAGAGATTGTAGAAGGTTACAAAACATGAAACGCAGCGAAGTATACGACGAAATAAGGGATTGGATTAAATCCCACGGGTACGATGAAGGCTATATTTTGCAGGCCCGTTTCTGGAATGAAAAATCCAATTCGAATAACGACCGATACATTGTTATCCAGCAAAACGGCGGCGCGGCTGGTGAGGAAGCAATAACCCGTGATTATTTCCGCATCCTGGTTATTTCGGCGCGTAATGATGCAAATATCAGTGAAGTGGAAGACCTTGCCGACGCCATCCGTCAAAGTATGTTAACAGAATATAAAACTGATAAAATTACACACATGAAGCCAGTTGGCGCTATTCCTGCAATGCAGACAAGAGAAGGGCGCTTTATTTTCACCGTAGCTTTTCAAACCATCATATCCAGATAAGAGGTAATAAACATGTCTCAGACTTGCGAAAAGGGCGCGTTTTTGGGCCGCGACGTGGCTGTATTCTTCGCTATCGCTTGTCCTAACGCGAAGCCGTTAGATGACGACTACAAAGCGTTAGGAATGATGCGCGGCAAAACGCTCTCAGTCGAATGGGAAACCGCAGACGCCACCGCTGATAAATCAGCAGACTACACAAAAGAATCAATGGTTACTTACAAATCTGTTTCTTTCTCCGGCGATGGTGTATCCCGTACTGAAGCAATCCATAATCAGAAAGAACTGAAGCGTCACGTTATTAACCCTGGTGAAACAACCGGATCTCAGCCTTATGTGTGGCTTAAACTTGTTTCCCCGGTTGATGTAACTGAAGGTCCATTCCTTTGCACTTCCTTTAAAGAGGAAGACCCGAACGATGATGTTTCCACCTGGTCTATTGAGTGTTCAAGCGCTGGTAAGGTGACGGTTGGCGACATCCCAGCAGCATAATAATCAATATTAATAATCGGGGCCGTTGGCCCCTTTCTTTTATGGTGAAAACTATGATTCATGTTCGAACAGGACAATTTGCGGCGGTGGTAGACGGCAGGAGGTATGCGTTTAATCCCTGCTTCGCTGCAATGGCTAAGATCGGCAGTGACAGCGAACTGGTCGAATACTTCGCAACCATCCACGGTGGCAAATATCCATCACGATTGCCAGCAGATCCAGACCTTCGCAATCGCATTCTGGCGCGGTGTTATGGTGAGTTAGTGCAAACGTCAATACACATCCTGAAATGTTGCTCAGACAACGAAATAGGCCCGTTATTGGGTGAATGTAGGTTTACTCCTTCCGGCAAATTGCGACTAAAACCCGGACTGATGCCGACCAGTGACGTTATCACGCTGGCGCAACATTGCATGTACCACGGTTTAATCGGTGACGGGCCAGAAGAAGACGCCGGAGAGATCCGGGAAGGGGAATATAAGCCGACTTTTAACGTGCTGGAATTCGTTTATTCTGCCGTAGCTCACCTGGGGTTATCAGAATCAGAAGCATGGAATATGACAATGACCGGATATAGAGCCGCCGTACGCGCTAAAACGCCGCCAGACGAAAGAAACGAGAGAAGCAAGCCAAACGTTCACATAAATAAACGTGCTTATGACGAGCAAATGGAGGCCGCTAAAAAGGCACTAGAAAGAATGAAAAATCGAGAGCAAGAAAAAGCCCGGTAGATCCGGGCGTTTTTGTTAAGTTCGCTTATGCTATTTTTTCGTAAAGCACATTCATCTGGGTGCGAATCACTGTTAATATATTGATTGCTGCGTTCTTATCAATGCGTTTATTCGCTACTATTTTTGTTTTCCCATCAATAACAACCAGATCTGCGTGCAATACATGGTTGAAGTTGACAATGTAATAATACTGTTTATCGCCAACATGTTGAACATATGCACCATTTAGATTTCCTTTATACCCACAATCACGCTCTGCGACACCGAAGTCAAATTCGCGGTTCATCTTGCGATTATATGCTACTTGTTTATGTTCCCATTTTCTCATCCATTCATCGCGCTTCATGTTTCACCCTTAATTCCAGTTGCAAGCGTTTTTTACTTTGTCGATGTGGTTATAAAGACCATCAATGTTAAACACTGCTTTCTCAATGTCGCCAGCTTCCGGCACTACTTCAATGATAAATTGTTTTTCGTTAACCAGATTTTTAATCATTGGGATGGCTTTTTTGTCGTTCCATAATCCAAGAGCTTTATAGTTAGTTGACCGCCCCCATTCAGTGGCTACAGCTTTGTGATCGCCGATCCGGTAGTTAATATAAGTAGCGTCCCCGGCGTCAGTTACACGGTGTGACCATGCTACGAACATTTTTGTTTTATTACCCTGGCAAGCAATTGTTAATACCGGTTTATTATTATCCTGTGCCTTCAGTGCCGGGAAGGCATCAAGACTTCCGCTAAAATGATCTGCTTTCACAAAAAGGAACACGTTTTTTGTGTCCTGCATATCATCTTTTCTTTCGACCACAAGCCACTGTTTACCAGCTTTTTCTTTTGCTAACTGTGCCTCATATGCGGCTTGTTTTGCTTGTTGTTCCGCAAGCCATTTAGCATTTTTCTCAGCCAATGCTTGTTGTTCTTGAGTGGTCACTATAGGCGCTTTTTCATTATCCTCATTGCAACCAACCAGACCCAATACCGCCGCAATCATTGCCACTTTTGCTAACTGTTTCATAACCCACCACGCTTAGTTTTTATTTTTAAGTGATTTTAACATTTCTTCAATGAAATCCGCATAGCGTTCATGTTCGTTGGGACGGTAGTTTACGTTTTTCATTTTCTTGTCCTCTTTTGCTTCCTCCGGTTTATCCGGTCCTTTTAAATCCCTTTACTCTATCCATTTCCTTTAGCCTCTTTATACAAAATGTATTCGTTGAAGTGAAGCCATTTTGTATAAAATAGAGACATAGATCACATCTTGTATGAGGTTAAATCATGGCTACCAGTGTAGGTACAATTTATTACGAAGTTGATGCAAAAACTGGTCAACTTCTCGTTGCACAACGACAGGCAGACCAGGCCTTTGACCGTATAGAGCGCGGCGCAAAACAGGCTGACCGCCAGGTAAACACCCTGAAAACATCCATCAAGGCACTGACCAGGGTTATCCATTTGCTAATTGCTGCCGAGGCTGTGCGCCAATTTATGGATATGGCGGAGCAAGCCAAAATGCTTCGCGTAAAAATCAAATTGCTTACAGGTGAAGCGGAGGCAACGGAACGGGTTTTCAACAGACTGAAAGAAATATCAAAAGAAACAGGCCAAAGCCTCAAGGATACTGGTGCCCTGTGGCAAGGTCTTGCTATATCGCTAAAAAACACATCCGCCACAGAAGGCCAGGTGCTCAACCTGGTCAGCACGCTGCAAAAACTTGGTAACTTGGGCGGCGTGTCTGCGGAACAACTATCAAACTCCATGCTTCAGTTCCGCCAGGCTATTGATGCTGGCGTGTTGCAGGCGGAAGAGTTCAACTCAATACGTGATAACACCCCAACAATCATACAGGAAATGGCCCGACAGATGGGGTTATCTATGGGGCAGTTCCGCGCCGAAATGCTGGACGGCAAGATCACGGCTGAAAGGATGCTCAACGCGATCCAGGCGGCTACGCAGGAAACAAACGAGAAGTTTGCACAGTTACCGCGCACGTCCGGTATGGCTTTTAATGAGCTTAAAGTCGAGGTGATGGGACTTGTCGAACAACTTGATGATCTTTTCGGCATATCAGATGGCGTTGTGTCAGCTATCGACTTAATAACTGGTGGCGTTGAGGGATTAGGTAAAGGCGCAAAATTCGCCGCAACCTGTTTCAATACACTAAAAACGGCTGGCAGTGAGTTTATCGACATGTTTGATGATGTTGCTGTTAAAGCTGGTGAGGTGGCGGAAGAGATTATCAGGATGGTAACGCCAATCAAAGCGCTAATGGATGGCTACAAATGGATGAAGGAGATCATTGATAAACGCAAGAATGAGCTAAACAGCAACAACGAAAAGAAATTCGGCCCTACAGTCGGTAAGGTCATGACGTTTGCAAATGACATCAAAAATGCGACCGCCGCTTATGATGAGTTTATGCAGAAACAGGGTGAGGCTGATGACGGCAAGATCACCGGATTCGATCAGCCAGTTGGCAAGCCGAAAAAAGGGAAAAAAGACAAGAAATCTGAAGCTGATCGGCTTGGTGATGAAGGCATAAAAGTATCCGACCAGTACAACAAAGACGCCGCAGCTATGCGCAAAGCGTTAGAGAACGGCAAGGCCATTGATGCTGCATTCGCCCAGGGTAAAATCACTCTCCTTGAGTACCGCGCCGCGCAAAAAGGGATAGGTAAGGAACTGAAGGAAGAATTAGCGCAAATTCCGGTAGATGAATTGCGTGATAAATGGGCGCAAATAGTAAGCCCGATGGATCAGCTTAAAGGTGAGGTTGACCCTATCCAGCAGGTGCAGAATGAATGGGCCGTCCGTAAGCAAATGCTTATCGACCTGGGCGTTACTGAAGCGCAACAGAAACAGGAACTGTTAGCCTATGAGCAACAGATCCGTGATCTGAAGTGGGAACAGTGGCAGGCACAAAGCGATACAAACGGCCTTATCGGTGATTGCGTTAATGGCCTAAAAGGTGGTATGAGCAATGCACTTGTTGGCCTGTTAAATGGTACTCAATCATTGAGTGATGTTTTTGCTAACTTAGGCAGCAATATCCTCGGGAATATCGGTAACAGGCTTTCAGACATAGCTGCAAACTGGATAGCAGATCAGATCATGATGGAAACGCAAAGCAAAGCGACTCAGGCAAGTACCACGGCGGGCGCGGTAGCGGCGCAAGGCCAGATTGCTGCGGCGGCGGCCCCGGCGGCGGCGGCAACAGCGGCGTCAACTGGCGGCGCATGGGCGGCGGCTGGTTCTGCGGCACTCACTGCGATCATGTCGCTGGCTACGTCAATTTTCGGCGGCGGTCGCTTTAATGGTGGTAGCGTTATTGGTGGCAATATGTACCGCGTAGGGGAACACAACAGGCCGGAGCTATTCCAGACATCTAACGGAAATCAATATATGATCCCAGGCGAGAATGGCAGGGTTATTCCTGGGCGTGATATTGGCGGTGGCGGCGGCATTAGTATGCCTGTCAATATCAACATTCAGACCACAAACGGATTTAGCGACGAAGACAGTCGCAGACTTGAGCAAACAATGGAACGTGTAGCAATGAAGATGATAACAAGGGAATCACAAAGACCTGGAGGAATATTGCAACCGCGCCGCAAATAAACGAAACCCCGGTACAATGCCGGGGTTATCTTTTAGTTATTCTCAAAACTTGTATATCCTCTTTCAATTTTCCCGCCTCTTACACTTCTTGCAAATACTGCATCATTATGTTTGAAAAATGGTTCAGTATATGTGTCTCCTTTACTATCCATCCATTTCACGATCCAGGCTATACGTTTTACATTGCTTTTATTTGCCTGGTTTTTCATTTTATTTTCCTCCGCAAATTACAATCTTCCGTTTCTGGCTATATAGCTGCGAGAAAACATCACCAACCAAATATTCCAGATCTCCCTCCAGGTGAATTTATCGTCCTCCATACCCACCTCACTTATGGCAACCGCGAACGCCAGACAATTCATTGAATTTATGGTGTTCAACAATCACCCACTCTTTCAGATCCTGGCTATAGACTCGCCAGTCTAAATTGGCGCGGAAGGCGTAGCCGTAACCGTCTTTCAATTTTTTGGGTGACGCATTCTTGTTTAAAAACGCGTTCAAAAGTTCCTTTGCTTTTTTGACTACATGTCCCGGCGCGTTTTTCTGTGCTTTCAGATTTTTGTCAATCGCTACCAGTTTCATAACTCACCCCATCATCCTTAGTTAAGTGCCTTCAGGAAGAAGTCCCGGTATTCATCTTCTTTTGCATTCATCATGAATTGACCGTATTTGAATGCGTCGTCGAAACCCTTAACGATTGCTATTTCCACTTGTTCGAATGCGTTGTTTAGCATTACCACTACATAGCGTTTCATTTTGGGCCTCCTTCGTTGGTACTGCTTTTCTTCTTGCTTTCTATATACATCTTGATGCGTGATATGTGAAGCCATTTTGTAAACTAGCTATAATCATTGTGATGAAGATCTCATTTTTTGCGTAGAATCGCGTAAAAGTATATACAAAATGTAAATTATAGGGGGATTTATGCCTGAAGTGTTCCGATGGACACCACAAAGAAGCTACAGCGTAAACAGTGAGCCTAACGTGTCTGTCATTAAGCTGGGTGATGGGTATGAACAGCGCCAGACAAAAGGGATTAACCCTTTACTTGATAGCTACAGCCTGGTTTTTAAAGGCACAAGCGCCGGATGCGGTGACGCCGGAAACGTGGCGCTCCAAGTTGACGCATTTTTAAGGGCGCGTTGCGCGGTCGAGGCGTTTTACTGGACTCCATCAACTGACGGGGTGCAAAGGCTTTTTGTATGCAGAAAGTGGAGCATGACGAAAGACGGCCCGGTATGCACGCTAAACGCAACTTTTGAGCAAGTTGTCAATTAATGGAGGTGTCAATATGTATGCTATTTGTGTAGTGGACCGCACGGGCGCTTTTACATTGTTTGACGACTATGAAATCAACGATCTTACTGTAAAGGCTGATAATGGCGAGATCTGGTATCTTCATGATGTTGGTGACGGGTATGTCGGATGCAGATCGAGAGAGGGTAGGGAAGTTTTATTTTTACTTGATGGCGTATAAACACGACCCCGCGCGAAGCGGGGTTATTATTATTCCATTTCCATTAACGCTATATTTTCTGCTATCGTTTTCCAGTCCAGATCTACAGCATGAACACCAAATACTATCAATCCCATTGCGATTAGTGCTAAAACTTCGATTTTCATAATCAACCTCACTTAATTAAGAAAGGCATAAACGATGGCAATCGCGCCAGCCACTACCAAAACATTTCGATCACTTCGTCTACTTTATTGATTAAGGTAACTCCACTTCGTTAAATGTAACAAGCACCCCTTGATTTTCTTTATTTATAATTATGAAGGCATTAATTGAAGGCAGACATCTTTCCACGCGGTAAACGTCACCAATATCTAAACTGTAATATTCTGTTAATTCTCTATTGTTCCCTTTAGCAAAACCCGTAAACCTAACCATTTTTTGACCGTCGTACTTTAACATATACAGTCCTATAGGTTATCACGCAGATAATTAACGCCTTTGTCAGTGACGAATGAGTGATTAACCTGGTTTTCATCCGTCATGATGATGAATGACTTTTCCTGTAGGTATTTCGCTTTTGGGTACAGCGTTAAACAGACCTGGTACAGTATCCCGCGCTCAATCAGCAAATCAATAAATTCGTGCTCATGATAACCGACGAGGCGGGCGGCTTGTTTCAACGTGTACACATAATCGCCGTGATTGCGCCGCCCCATGTTGCCGCCTTATTTATCGAATGCGCCCAGGTTATCTATGCAGAAGTCTTTCGCAGCTTTTTCGTATTCGCGTTTTGCTTGCGGATCGTCTGCCGGGAAACCTTTTGCGTGTATTTCACCAGGGCAAGACTGATCCATAGAATCAGCAAATTCAACATTGACGTTAAAGTTAATATCTTTCGGATTCATGTTTTCCACCTCATCAATTATCTGCACCGGATTAGCGGCATATTTCACTGGATGGCCTAAACTACATTCAAGAATCCTTCCTTCTTCCAAAGCTGCCTCTTCGCTATCAAATAATCCGAAACACTCCTTGCAACCACTTAACCACACATCAAGACTATATTTTTGCATTTCGTTAACCTCTCATTTGACAGGTTCGATTCTGTACCCCAAAACGCGTTCGTCTTCAGCGAGTAATAGCGCGTCAGTCAGTGCCTCGCCTTCGTCTTTATACAGAGCTACAGTCATTTCCCTGCCACCTGACAGGAATACCTTCAACCTCCACACCTTATCAGCCATCTCACACCTCCGCGCCATTTTGTTAACTGTGCTTCCGTTTGAGTAAAATATACATATTGTATAAACCGCGATCAATCCATTTTGGTATGATTTAGCGTGACGCAGATCACAAAATCAGAAGGTGAGAAAATGCGCAATATACCTACAGAGATGATTATTGATTCCGTGGACGCTGGTGTGGGCGCGGTGATTGACTTGTTCGAACTGGACTTGTCGCCCCTGGGTGGCGAGGTTATCCGCTTCCATTCCGGCGCGAATGGCTATTACGGCCCGGTTATCTGGAAGGGATTAACTTACAACAGCTACCCGATCGAGGCTACTGGCTTCGAAATGAAAAACGAGGGCGTTTATTCGCGGCCTCAAATGGTTGTAGCCAATATCGGCGGGCTAATCACAGGGATGAATAACGACTTCAACGACCTGCGAGGAATGAAGGTTACGCGCCGCCAGGTGGAAGTAAAATACCTGGACGCCGTTAACTTCCCAAACGGCAATCCAGACGCAGATCCATCTATTGAGGCTGTATCTTTTTACGTCGTGGAGGCCATGAGCGAGGAAACAGCGGATCAGGTGCAATATGAGCTGTCAACGCCAATTGATGCTGATAAGGCCGTTATCCCTGGGCGCACCATCCTTGCTGACGTTTGCCAGTGGCAATACAGAGGCGACGGGTGTATGTACGCTGGCGGACCAGTAGCAAACGATAAAGACGAGCCGACAAGCGATCCTAAAGCCGACAGATGCAGCCACCGTCTAAGCGGTTGTCGTTTGCGTTTCCCGCGTCCAAATCCGTTACCGATTTCCTGTTTCCCTGGTTCCAGTAAGGTAGGTTAATCATGGTAATGGAAGACAAAATGTTGCGTTATGCCGCCGCGCATCCGTTTGAAGAAGTTTGCGGACTGGTAATAGATAACGAATATTTTTACCCGTGCGCTAACGTGTCTGAAACGCCCTACAACAGCTTCAAAATTTCGCCGGACGATTACATCAAAGCTGACGAATTGGGCGTTATAACCGCCGTTTTTCACTCTCACGTTGATGATATTCCGGTATTGTCGGCACGGGATCGACAACAGCAGGTTATTTCAGGACTACCCTGGCTTTTGTATTCAGGCGGAAGGATCAGGAAATTCCGTCCGGTAGCGCACCTGTTAGGCAGAAAATTTGAACACGGGAAAACAGACTGCTACGCGCTTTTCCGCGACGCCTATCACCTTTGCGGCGTGGATCTGCCTGACTTCGAGCGCCTTGATGGGTGGTGGTTGCGTGGTGAAAACCTGTATTTAAAAAACTTGCCTCTAAACGGGTTTTTCCAGGTTGACGCTAAAAGCATACAGCCTGGAGATGTAATTATCCGGCAGCCGTTTAAAGGCGCGGACCCATGCCACGCGATGATTTACCTGGGCGATAACACTGTTTTGCATCATGACAATGCCGGACTGCTAAGCCGCCGCGAGCAAATGCGGCCCGCTTATGTTCGACAAACGCATTCAATATGGAGATCTGATAAATGCTCAAATTTAGATTTACGGGCAATCTTCGAAGATATTACAGCAAAGTGTGTTTAAACGTTGAAACGCCAGCGCAAGGACTTCGCTTGTTGACCGCGCAGAATCAGGAATTCAAGAAGGCGTTTTTAAATACACCTTTGCGTTTACGAATTTCCGGGAAAGATTACGACGAAAAGACCGCGCCCGCTGCGGTTAATAGCAAATATCCAGATGGGACTACGGTAATTATTGCGCCAATAGTGGAAGGTGGTATTGCAGGGATCGGTGTGGTCGGTTGGATTATGATCGGAATATCAGTTGTTAGTGTCGCATTTTCTATTTTCATGTCTCGCAACATGAAGGTGAAAACATCATCAGAAAGCGCACAGGATAACACCATAACAAACAACAGTTACACCAGCATAGAAAACAGGGTGGGCCAGGGTAGACCAGTGCCAATTTTATTGGGTGAAATGAAAGTAGGTTCAAACGTCGGATCGTTAGGCATAGACACAACAAACAATAAAGACGCCTTAGACGTTGTAAGTTAACAGGAGAAATAACCATGAGTAGCGGCGGCGGCAAAGCAAAAACACCAACTTTAATTAACGATAATCTATATCACAAACAGTTTTATCGTGTACTCGACATTATTTCAGAAGGTCCGATTTATGGTCCTGTTAATACCAATGCGCCATTAAACAGCGTAATGCTTAATGACACCCCTGTAACTGACGCGAACGGCAATACCAGCATCCCCGGTATTAGCGTAGCGTGGCGCAATGGTACGATAGATCAATCACCGATTAACGGTTTTAACGCCATTGAATCAACCGTTATTGTTAACGCACAGGTTAAACACGATACACCAATAATCAGGACCGTTTCCGATCCTAACGTAAACCGCGTTCGCCTGAATATCGGCGTCGATTCACTTGTACAATCTGACGAGCAAAGCAATCAACATAACACATCGGTTATGATGATGATTGACGTGAAGCCTTCGTCTTCTTCTACGTGGACGCTTGTTAAAGACGTTACTATAGGCCCAGGTAAGATCAGCGGAGAATATCTTGAAGCGCATATTATCAATGCACCAGATGAAAAACCGTTTGATATTCGCGTTCGCCGTGTAACCGCTGATAGCACAAGCGATCTGTTGCAGAATGATACGCGATGGAGTAGCTACAGCGAAATAATCGACGATAATTTGTCTTATCCTCACACCGCTGTAGCTGGCGCGGTAATTGACCATGATCAGTACGCTGACACGCCTACCCGCACCTATCACCTTCGCGGGCTGATTGTTGATATTCCTGATAACTACGACCCGGAAAAGCGCACTTATTCCGGTTTGTGGCTTGGCGGCTTCAAACAGGCGTACACCAATAACCCAGCATGGATCTTCCGCTATCTGGTTAAAAACGAGCGTTTCGGCCTTGCTCGTCACGCTGGCTATATTGACGTTGACGACGGCGCATTATATACGCTTTCTCAATACTGCGACCAGTTGGTTGATGATGGCTACGGCGGCCTTGAGCCTCGCATGACGCTTAACGCTTACATCACAGAGCAAATGAGCGCCCGCGACTTACTGGACAATATCGCCGGGATGTTCAGGGGTATCGCGTTATGGGACGGGCAACGCCTTACCGTGATGATTGATGCACCACAAGACCCGATCGCCACCATTACAAATGCAAATGTCGTTGATGGCGCGTTTACTCGTTCAAGTATCGCCCGCGCAGAATGCTACAACGCCGTGATCGTATCATGGACTGACCCGGAAAACGGATGGGAGCAATCAAAAGAGTATGTAGCAGACGATGAACTGATCGCCCGTGATGGTTACAACGAAACCACGTTAGAGGCGTTCGGGTGCACATCACGCGGGCAAGCATACCGCGCGGGCAAGTGGCTGATAGAAACAGCAAAACGCGAGCCGTCAAAATTCACGTTTAAAATGGCGCGTGACGCGATTCACTTTACGCCAGGGGATATTATCGAGATACTCGACAATAACCGCGCAGGCGCTCGTTTAGGCGGCCGCATCGTTGCGAACAACGGCAAAGTAATAACGGTAGATAAGGTTGACGCCAATTATATCGCCGCTGGGGATACAATCAGCCTTCTTGATAGCGATGGCAAGTTTAAAAAGCATCAGATCACCGGGGTGAGCGGAAACAAAATCACACTGGCGGCGGCCCCGTCATGGATTCGAAACGGCACTGTTTTTGCTGTATCCACTGAATCAGCAAAACCCGTTTTGTGCCGGATCACCAGTGTAGCCGAAACAGAAAATAACAGCGTGTACACCATCGAGGCCGCACAGCACGACCCGAACAAGCAAGCAGTGGTCGATGAAGGCGCAATATTTGAAGTCAACAATGACACGCTTAACCATTTCCGCGTGCCGAACATTGAAAATCTGAAGGTGGTAAACATTGGATCGGAAACAATTCAATGTCGCGCCACATGGGAAACGCAGACAACAACGCATCGTATGACATTTGAGATCCGCATATATAATGCAGATGGTGCGGTGGTTAAAAGCTATGAAACAACGAAATACAGTTATGATTTTTATGGCATTGACGCTGGCGTGTATTCTTTAGGGGTTCGCGGAAGAAATGACACTGGCATGAAGGGCGCGGAAAGTATTGTGGATCTGGTTATTGGTGCGCCAGCAGCGCCAATAGGTGTTAACTGGGTACCAGGTGTATTTCAGGCTACCGTATACCCGATAAGTAAGACAACGCTAACCACTGATACAGCGTATGAATTCTACTATGCAGGGGAAAACCAGATCACAGATCCGGCAAAAATAACCACGGCGGCACAGTTTACCGGGCGCGGGTATCAGTGGACGTTCGGCGGAATGAACACGGGCCATACTTATTACGTTTATGTGCGTACACGTAATGCTTTTGGCGTGTCAGACTTCGTTGAAGCATCAGGTAAGCCGACAGAAAATTTTGATGAAATTAGCGATTACGTCACCAAAGACGTGATGAATTCCGAACAATTTAAAGAAATGGTGGGCGACATTAAGGATCTTGGCGATCGCACTGACATTATCGAAAGTGCAACTCAAGACCTTAAAACAGCTACTGATACCCTAAGCGGAATAACTGAAGGCTTAAGAACTGATACTGATAATTTAATTACAGAAACAGAATCAATTAAAGCTGATACTGATTCCCTTAAAAAAGACACTGAAGACCTTTACAAGAAAGTCGAAGAAAACGCCGATGAAATAGGTAAACATGAGGTAAGAATTGACTCATTAGAGGTATCAAGCGAAAACGTAGATAATGAACTGGCACAGACAAAAGCAAGCCTACAAAACGCATCGCTTGCTCTTATTAATAATTCGCTTGCTCAAACTAATACCAGAAGAACGCTGACAGCTCAGATCAAAAACGTGGATTATGAAACTAAGGCGCAAATAGATCGCATTGATAACGTGATTGTCAGTGAAAAAGAAGCAAGAGCGGAGGCAATGGAGACAATTACCGCCGAAATCGACACGATGGATAAAAACATCAAAGGTGAGATTGCGCGCGTAGATACTGCCATTGCCAATGAGAGCCAGGCAAGGGCTGATGCCATCAGTGAAGTTAGCGCAAACATTGACGCACTTGATAGTAAAACAGATGCCAGTGTTAATCGTCTTGATCAAGCTATCGCAGATGAGGCCAGCGCACGCGCACAGGCTATCAGCAATGTCAATGCGAGCATGACAAATCTTGATAACAAGGTTACAAGCAACGTTTCTAGACTTGATCAGGCAATAGCTGACGAATCAAGCGCAAGAGCAGAAGCCGATGATCAGTTAATAGCAAAAAGCGAAAAACTTGATGGTGATCTCGCTATGGCAAGGGCAAGCCTACAAAACGCTTCGCTTGCTCTCATCAATAATACATTGTCTCAGACAAAGACAAGGCGCACTCTCACAGCGGAGTTCAAACGCGGACAAAGTGAAACTAAAGCACAAATTGACCGTATTGATAATGTCATTACTGACGAAAAACAGGCAACAGCGGAAGCGTTTGAAACTATCACAGCAGAAATGAACACGATGGACTCAAACATTAAAGGAGAAATATCACGATTAGATAAAGTGATCGCGACTGAAACGCAAGCAAGATCTGAAGCTATAAGTAGTGTTAATGCAAGCATAAAGACGCTAGAAAGCGACACTGAAGCCAGCGTTAACCGTCTTGATCAGGCAGTTGCTGACGAGGCCAGCGCCCGCGCACAAGCTATCAGCGGAGTAAATGCAAGCATCAGCACGCTTGATAGCAAGGTTACAAGCAATGTGACCCGTATCGACAAAGCTATTGCAGATGAGACGCAGGCCCGCACAGACGCAATAAGCAACCTTAACTCATCGCTTACCAGTACGATTAATTCTAAAGTATCTGAAGTATCAACAGCACTTTCTACGCATGAAGCATCAAGCGCGGAAAAATTCAGCCAGATCTCAGCGTCTTTCGAAGCTGTAAACTCAAGCATCACGGAATGGTCGCAGACCATGACAACGGCGGACGAGGCATTATCAACCAAAATTGATCAGTTAACAGTAACCGTTAATGGGAACACAACAGCGATCGAGACGACATCGAAAGCGTTAACCGACTTCAAAGGTAATGTTGATGCGTCATGGTCAATCAAGATTGCTACTGATAACAACGGCATGAAATACGCTACAGGTATGTCGCTTGGCCTGACTGGTAGCGGGACTAACGTTCAATCGCAGTGTATTTTCCTCGTTGACCGCTTCGTGTTAATGACCGCAGCAAACGGCACATATACAACGCCTTTCTATGTGTCTAATGGTGCAATGTATGTGAAAGAAGCGTTTATTAAAAACGCATCAATAGGTACAGCTAAAATTGCAGATGCAGCCATTACTATGGCTAAAATTGTTAATGAAATAAAATCATCAAACTATGTTGCTGGTTCTAAAGGTTGGAGGATAACACAAAGCGGATCATCAGAATTTAACGATGTTGTGGTAAGGGGCGAAATCCATGCTAATAGCGGTAAATTCAAAGGAACTGTAGAAGCTACATCCTTTGTTGGTGATGTCGCATCTACTAACGTTATACCGCAATCATCATTCCCTGGGACAAGTACAAGCGGATCTCGATCTGTTACGAAGACGTATAAAGATTCATCATCAAGCTCGCTTTCGAAAACAGTTTTCGTAATGATTCCTTACCATCTTACTTATTATACTTATTCAGGATCATCAACAATAAAAGTAACAATTGATATTAATGGCAATAGCAAAACATATAACGTAGTAAGGGCGGCATCATCGCCTCAATTCGGATTTACGGTATCACATTGCGTAACTGGGATTACTGCTCAAACAGTTACGATAAAAATAACAGAGGAATACACCAACACCGGAACATCAGCAGAAAGAAGGCCAGGTCTTGCACTTGTTACAAGAAGCTCAGGATCATGGTCATAAAAAATAACCCCGCTTCGCGCGGGGTTTTCTTTTAGTAGTTAGCTACACAATTCGACGGGCTACCTATGCGGCGCATGTTGTGATCGAGTTCATGACACCATTGACCAGTATATGGCAGTTTTTCAGTGTCATATACAAGATGACCATTAGCATCATAGACGATTTCTTGTGGAATCACTCCGCTATTTGGCAGGTTATGCAATGCAGCTTCTTTGTCAACAGCGCAACCAGTAAGAGCAACAGCCGCAGCGAATAAAACCACTTTGAACATGTTTTTCATTTTTTAATCCTCGTTCTTGTTAGCTCATCCGGTTCATCCGGTGGCTTAAATATCCGACAAAACCACATTTCGTATATTGATATAAATCAATAAATACATTTTGTATAAGTCAAAAATGTAACATAGATCACAAAATGGTAGAATTATTCCGTTAATTAACATAATGGAGTCATTGCGATGATTTATACAACGGGAACAATTGCCATTAACGGCAATACTGTTACAGGCACGGGAACAAACTTTTCCGCGCCGCTTTCTCTCATCCGTGTAGGTTGCACGCTCATTGCCATTAGCAATCCTATCCAGATCTTTACCATCACAGAAATTAAGAGCGGTACTGAACTGTCAGTGACGCCAGCGGCTAACCCTGCAATTGCTGCCGGGGCAAAATTCAGCATTCTGCTTTCTGACTCTATCTCAGTTGATGGGCTTGCCCAGGATGTAGCGGAAACACTTCGTTTTTATCAGGAAAAAGAAGACGAAATATCCAGCGCAATAGATGGCAGCAATATTGGCTTAGGTCCAGAGCCGCGCGATTGCGTCGATATATCAGGCGATCCGTCTTCTTACGTTGGCTTTTTGCGCATAAAGGAAACGACTAAGGGTTTTCCTTCTGTAGCGGCTGGTGAATCATTTTTGAGTGGATTTATCTGTCAACGAGACACGACGCCTTCATATACAGGCGTCTTTGTCGGTTGGGCTACGCGATCACTTTATACGTATACATGGGTCGCAACATCAGGTCCGAACTGGACACGACACGCAAGAAAAGATGAGGTGGATAGGCTTGTTCAAAGAACAGGAGAAACTCGCGTACGCGCTCAAAACGCAAATAAATTCCTTACCGTCTATGATTCAGGATCGTGGGGTTATTATGACTCAGAGGCTAGTAAATGGCTACCGCTTCCAGTTCTTGCTGGAGGCACTGGTGCGGGAAACGCAGAAGAAGCAAGAAATAATTTAAATCTTGGTGAAAGCAACGCGGTTAAATTCAAAAACCTTACGTTAATAGGGGCGCTAGATGCAAATTTAGGCATGCTCGTAAAAACTGGAAGAGACTGGAATACTCAGCACACTGACAATATCCAAAAATTTATACCAATGGCAGGAAGCACAAACGGACCCGCCGGAGCAATGGTACTCGGTGGCTTCCATGTGCAATACAGCACAAATTACGCTGTGCAATTCGGGGGTCGAAATTCCGGTTTTTGGGGTAGAACAATTGAAAACGGAACAGTTCAGGAATGGCGTCAACTAGCTACGCTTAACACATCCGGTCAAAAATGGACTGCCGGTCAGCATTTTGTGACGACAAAAATTAACTCTTATGATTTCACAAGACGTTTAACTATCGATGTGATAGAAAACGCAAAAACAAACGCACGGTTACGCTTATGGGGATCAGAAACAAGGCAGTCCGTTTTAGAATATGGACTCTCGAACGCTGAAACCGATGAGTATAATACATATGGCTTTTATTGCCAGCTTAACCCAGACGGAGTAATTAGTTTTCAGGTTAACGGCGTAGTAAACTGCACAGCAGTTAATCAGACTTCAGATCGCGATCTGAAGGACAACATTCAGGTTATAGGTGATGCAACTGAAGCAATCCGTAAAATGAACGGGTACACCTACACCCTCAAGGAAAACGGCCTGCCTTACGCTGGCGTTATCGCTCAAGAGGTAATGGAGGCGCTGCCGGAGGCTGTGGGATCGTTTACTCATTACGGTAAAGCATTACAAGGCCCGACCACTGACGGCAACGAGCTACGCGAGGAAACGCGTTACCTCAATGTTGACTACGCTGCGGTGACTGGTTTACTTGTTCAGGTGGCACGCGAAACAGATAACCGCGTCACCGAACTGGAGGAAGAAAACGCCAGCTTACGAGCTAACATTGCCGTCATGGATGAGCGGATCACAAAACTTGAAGCGCTTGTCAGGCAGTTAACCGGAAGCGAAGAATAAGAGGTGATGTGCGAAGAACATCGCCGCGCGAAACGAGGCTAACGCCTCGTTTCTTTTTGTGTACCAAATAGTGACCAAAATGATAAATCAAAAACAAAAACAAAACATAACACATTGAATACAAATGAATTTTTCATTAAGTTATCCATTCAAAAGATAAGTAGGTAACGCCATTTCTATCATTTCATATCGTGTCACATCGTCACCGTTTCACGTTGATTTCAAAAGAAATATTTATTCTATCGTGTCATATCGTTTTCTATCGTGATACTATCCATGCGTAAAATGTGTGTACCAAATAGTGACCAAATTATGCTTACAGATACCAAATTACGAAACATCCACGGCAAGCCATATGACGGCCCGGAAGAAGTCCCGGACGCGGGCGGATTGTCTGCCAGGATAAGCCCGCGCGGAGTTATATCTTTCCAGTATCGCTACCGATTCAACGGCAAGCCTCGACGGATGAAGATCGGCACATACGGAGAAATAACACTCAAAGAAGCGCGGGCGGCGGTGGCGGAGCATAAGGAAGTCTTAAACTCAGGACGAGATCCATCGATCGTAAAAAGAATGAAATTGTCACGCGTTACGACACGGGCAACGATTGAGGATATTGTGAGGGAATACATGGAATCACCGCAGGCAAGAAACATGGTCAACTATAAGCAAGTCGAGGCGATGCTAAGTAAGCACATTGTCAGACCATGCGGTAGCTATATCGTCGATGATATGGACTCCATAATGTGGGAGGGGATTTTTAGAAAGGTAGCCAATGGTGGCGCGCCCGTTCAGGCCGGGATAGTCTTAAACAGGATGAAGGCGGTGATAAAATATGCCATGCGACGCCGCCGCGTGGAGCGTGACGACATATCATTACTACGCGTGAAAGACGTAGGCAAAAACCCGGCACAAAGGAAACGCGTCTTATCAATACAAGAGATTCACCATCTAATCAGCATTATAGACAGTTCAAAAATGGCGCGGCTAAATCAGATATTGATGAAGCTGATTATATTCACCGGATGCAGAACAAGCGAACTAACAAACGCAAGGCGCGAGCATTTCGATCTTGATAACTGTGTGTGGACCGTGCCGGGCGCATTGAGTAAGAACAGAAACGAGTTTAAACGCGGTTTATCCGCCGTTAGCGTTGATTTATTGCGTGAAGCTATGGATTTGCACGGCTTTAATTTTATCTTCGTTCCCGTGCTTTCTGGAAGGGATGAAGCGGTAGACAGGAGCGTGCCGAAAACAGCCGCAAGGGATTTGATGCTAAGGATGGGCGGCGAGCCGTGGTCGTGTCACGACTTGCGCCGCACTGTAAGGACAAACCTTTCAGCGCTTGGCATTGCGCCGCACGTAGCAGAAAAGGTTTTAGGTCATAAACTGGCGGGAATGATGGCTATATATGATCAGTATGATTACGTGAAGGAGCAAATAGAGGCGATGAATAAACTGGCTGATTACTACATGAAGCCCATTGATTTACAAAATGAAATAACGTCCTGATAACGGTAAAGAGATCCGCCGCGCTTTAACGCTGGCATCCCCTTAACAGGTTCAGGGAAAGGAGTTCCCGCATCTTTCCATTTTTTAACGAGCTTAAAAAAGGCGGACTTGCTAAGCCCGCCTAACATTTTTTGCACTTGCTCGCGATTAATAAGTATTGTCCCGATCTTATCCATTACTTATCACCATTGTAATTAGTAAAAGGAATATCGCCATTAATAATGGCTTTTGCCATATTGCGATAATCACACGAATAATCGTTTTCAGTTGAAAAATTAATATCGTCGGCGGCATCACTTCCCATCACTTCACCCGCCAGAGCCTTAGCAATTTTCGCAATAGCCTTATCGATTGGGTTAACGTGCAAAAAATAATTGTAGATACCCCATCTGATCGTGGACTCGACAGATTCAGAGCCTTTCTCAACATAAACACCGTATTCACTGCCGATGAATTTAAACATGATTGTTCCGTAGTGATAACCATCAGAATAATAACAATCAAGCCACACGCCGCATGGCGGCTTTTCTCCTGGCTTCCATTCCGTTTTTTCTGGTTGCGTTTCGCAGTCGCAGCGTTCATCTTCGATTAATTCATCAATAACTTCACTTTCTTTATTCATACCGTCATCATCCTTTTCAGAGAAACGTATAAAGCGCCACGTATTAGCCATCAACGTATAAGATTCGCCGCCAACCTTAGATCCTGCGTAATACTCCGTACCAAAATCGTAATAGCTCGAAAACGTTGTCACTTCGAAAGGCGGAATATCAACGCGGAACCTGTGAAGCATTGTGCCTATTGCACGAGGTGTTTTATTTGCCATATTACGCCACCGTTACATTGTCAACTTTGATAAAGTATTCAGGGTGATTTTCTATTTCGTGCTTGAAGTGCGCGTGACACAATCGCCACTCCCGCGCCTGGTTGTGGAGGTAATAAACATATTCGCCATCAACCTTATACAAAATTCCTGTAGGTTTAGCCATGTAATAACGCACCATTATTACCCCCAGCGTTTTATGAATTCCTCGTTTAATTTCGTATCGCCAGACCATTGAACATCATGTTCAGCGCCGAACGAGTAGATCAGCTCGATTAGTTCACTGAATTCTGATTTACTCATCCGGCTGGTTGATGTCCCCAATACAACAAAGCCGGATTTATCCAGGTTAGGGACGACGCCATATTTCTTAAGCCCGGCAGTAAATACCGCTTTCCAGTCTTCCGGCGACAGCTTCTTACCGTACCAATTAACCTGATCGCTAATGTCGGTTAACAGCGCCCAAAGCAACGCGTTTTGGCTTAGCGAGCGGGTTTTCTCCTGAATGGTGATTATCAGCGGGCTTTTGCTATCAGGCTGGATCTCTCTTATCTGCCTGATAGCATTTTCTTTCACTGCGTCGTTGACTATCTCAAATCTAATTTGCCTCATGATACACCGTTACTATTTCGCCATATAGCCCGCGCATACATAATCTCCTGCAAAGAAATTAGCCGCGAGCTTGTCATGTATTTTTCCTTTAATCTTTTCATATCAACCGTGACAGGCTTATCAGGATCATCGCCGCGCATGTATTCCGCGATCGTGCTTAAATCCTCCACGGTCAATTCTAAATCCTTGTCCATAATTCCCCCTTACACAATCCGCATTGTGTTTCGCAATTCCCCACGCAGCGCCCGCAATGCATCGTGCATTGGCACAAAAACCCGGTTAAATTTTACGTGTTTATATTTCCGCATCAGTGGCGGTGTATACACCTTTGCGTCGTATACTTCCCACGGATAATAAACGCGCGTATCGTCGACAAACGTTTCAACTGAATAAAAGATTACCCGTCTCATAATTCTAACCCCGTTTCACCGTTAAGTTTTTCGATCTCAAATACTGGTTTATCCGGTAACAGGCCGTTATTTTTCCGGTATTCATTCAGGCGGCTGTCAAAATCAAACGCGAGATCATTAGCGTGACCAAAGCGACCAGGTTTAAACAGTGAGTAAAAATTAAGGCCGTGTTTATTGGTATCTATGCAAAGCGTTTCATCCAGCACCATTAAACGCAGCGTGCGCGAAAGGTAATTCCACGGAATGCCAGTTTCCGCGCTAATATCTCTCATTCGCTTTCTAACGTTGTAGTCAGTAAATAACGCGGCTACACGCTCGCGTCGTTGTTCGTATAAATATTTAATTCGATAGCCCAGCAAGCGGCGGCGCGGGCCAAAATATGTATACACCCGCTCAACCAGATTAGTGTCGATCAGGTGTTTAACTGTTTCCGGCAAGCATCCGGCTTCGTCGTATTCCGCTGATAATCCTGTTTTCTGGCGTAGCTGGTGCATTGTTGCGATGCCATCAAGTTCAAGGATATTGATAATTTTTGCTTCAAGTTCAATGCTCATTGTTTTTCGCCTCGTTTTAAGCGCGAAAACAGCCACCAGAAAGCGGTCAACTTTCCGGTAAGCCGTTTGCTCGAGTTAATTAAAAAGATGCGTTATTCTGGTTATTTCGTGGGGAGAATCGGCTTGTCGCCGGACGTTGTTGCATTGACTGAATGCAAGCGGACGCCGCGCGGGCCTGGTCGCATGGGATGATGTTGCCGTTATCGTCAAACCGCTGGTAAACAGTCCCCGTTTTCCCGTGACGGTTTTTTGAAACGATGATCTCCATATATTCGCGGGCAACCGATTGTTCGTTGTAGTAGCCGTCGCGGTAGACCATGATGATCCGGTCTGCGTCCTGTTCAAGATTACCGGAATCACGCAGATCAGAATTGTTCGGGCGCTTGTTCGGTCGTTCCTCAACGCGGCGGGATAATTGCGCCAGCGCCGCCACTGGCACGCGCAACTCTTTCGCCATCATTTTCAATGACCACGACAATTGCCCTACGGCGAGATCATGACGTTCGGCCTTAGCCAGCTTCATTAACCCGATGTAGTCAATCATTACCATCCCCAGGTTAGGATGGTCCTGTTTCATCCGTTCGACGGTGGCGCGTATTTCCTCGACCGTTAACTGCGATGCGTCAACAATCCACACATCGAGATCGGCAAGGGCACTCATTCCCTGGGCGACGTGCGCCCAACCTTCGTCATCCAGTTTTACCGGATTACGTAGGCAATCCGTTGATAAGTTCCCAGCGCCAGCGATAGCACGTTCAGTCATCTGATCGAGCGACATTTCAAGCGTGAACAGCAAAACGCCGACCCGCTGACCTTCGCCGCCAGGGTATGGACGTTCAGCCGCCGCGCGGGCAATTGCCAACGCCAACGCCGATTTACCAGACCCCGGGCGTCCGGCGATAAGCACCAGATCAGTAGCGTTAATGCCGCCTAACATTTCGTCGAGTGGGTCAATCCCTGTTTTGATGTTGTCAGAGTTCACGCCACACTCCATGCGTTTACTTAGCACTTCCGTGTATTCCTGGACCGCATCGCGCAACAGCACCGGGATAATTTGATCTTTTGTTACCTTTAATTTTGAATACCGGGAATCAAAATCTTTCATCGTCTCTTTGACGACTTCAAGCGTCCCTGTTTCCAGCTTGTAGCGAATGTCTTCCATTAGTTCCAGCATTTGCCGCCGCTGGTGTTCTTCCTGTAGTAGTTGAGCATATCCTTTTAGGTTGGCAGCAGAAGGACACGATCGCGCCGTTTGCATCAGCGGTACAAAATTTTCGTTGCCAATCTCATCACCAACCAGCAAGGCGTCGATAAGATTTCTGTTTCTGGCTTGCGCCCGGATAATTTCAAAAGCCCGCTTATATAGCGGAATAGTGAACACTTCAGGATCAAGCGTAGCGAGAACATCCTGCGCGTTAGGAGTAAGCCCACCTAACAGCAGGCCACCGATAACCGCCGATTCTCTTTCTTGCCGCAATGAGTTTACTTGTTCGGTTATCATTATGGCATCGCCTCCGGTTTACATAATGGAATATTCAGGGTAATAAACAAAGCGCCCAATTTCCCCATGATCCGGGCTGTAAATAATCACCGCTGCCAGACGCCGCGACCGCCAACCGCCATTCGTTGAATAAGCGTCTTTACCCGCTAATGTGCCGTGATACTCAACAACGCCTAACGATGATTCAATCAGCCGTTGATGATGCCAGTGCCCGCAATGAGCGTAAACCGCCGCAGACTTGCCGAAATCCTCACGCCAGTCAGCTACGCAAGCAGACAATAAATTTTCCGGCTTTTTGATAGTGTGCCCGTGGTGGTAAGCAAGGAATGTTTTGCCGTACTGTGTGTGGTGGACGATAGCAGGGGACACATCAACCGTCACGCGCGGTTCATCTTCGTAAAAAGCCGCCAGCGCCGCGCGTAGCCAAATCATGCCTGACTGATCGTGATTGCCTGATAACACCTTGATTTCAACATCCTTATGATTTAACAACATCTTTCCTACCGCCCGCCGGACAGACCGGATCGCTACATAAACAAGTTTTGCGTAGCGACTATCCTGATCAAGAATGTGCCCGCTTGTTGGTGTAACCGGAACCATTCCGTCAGAATGAAGCAGGTCGCCACCGAGAAGCAAAACAGCCTTTTCAGACATTGGAGCAGCGCCTACAGCGTAGTCGAAGAAGTCATTTAGCACGCGTTCAGCGATCCCGGTGTCGTAGCTCTCACCGCATTCAGCTTTATGAGCAAGCGCCCCGATATGCAGATCAAACACCGGATAAAGGGCCAGGCTTTTTTGAAAATCAATTTCAGGCACTGGCACGGCCTCCGCGCGTGGTATCTCTTCCGTGAAAGCATCGCAAGCCGCTTCCATTAGCATTTCCATTTCATCGCGATCACGGGCTGTTTTAATCCAGCGCATGACTGTATTCCCATCTTTATCAACAAGAACAGATTCACCAGTAACGCCAAAACCAGGGGCGCGTCGCGTTGATAATAAACCGCGTTTCGCCAGTTTTGCGCCTAGCCGCTCGACGTTGCGTTTTGACATGCCATATTTTTCAGCAATCTGCTTGTACGTTAAACCGTTGTTATATTCAGCGATCAATTGCTCATCGCTGATTTTTCTTTGCGACATAATGTTATTTCCTCCGGTTTACATATTGTATATTCATTGTCAGCAAACAATCTCTTTATATGCTTCTTCTACCATGTCGAATACTTCAGACCTGTAATAAAAAAATTCTTCGCTACCGCTAAATTTTGCAGGAAACTTGATTTTATAATTGCTGAAAGCCTTATGCATTGTGCTTTCTAATTTATACATATTTCCGGTTGGCCCTTCTAACGTTTTCACGATATGCAAATCAGGAATTCTAATACCTGCTTTATGTGCGCTTTTTAATATATCATTTCTTCGCTTATTCTCCTTAGTGCTTACACCGATTTTCATTTGTGTAGGTACTTCCAGATCGTCAACCATGATGTAAAGTTTGCCGCGCTCATGTGATAAGAAACCAATTTTTGCACATTTAGGACAACCTTTACCCTGTTTTAGGTTGTGAGGTCTAACAGACCATTCATGATCACAAACCTTGCAGCGGCATAATACATTCTTAAAATTACTAGTGATCTCACCCAATACTTCAACATCAGGGTTAACCTTTGAGATAGCTAAAACTTGATCTTCATGTGTTAACTTCGTATTTCCAGCGCATTTCGGACAACTGCGCCCGCGCTTAAGGTGGGCAGGTATAGCAAACCATTCATGATCACAAACCTTGCAGCGGCATAACACATTCTTAATGCTATTAGTGATCTCACCCAATACTTCAACATCAGGGTTAACCTTTGAGATAGCCGTGACTTGTTCTTTGTGTGATAATGTTCTGCTTTGCGCTCGTTTTAGTTTCGCACATTTCGGGCAGCCGCAACCGTGCTTAAGATTGTTAGGTTTAGCCGACCATTCATGATCACAAACCTTGCAGCGGCATAATACTTTTGTGTCTGTGTTTATTATTTCTCCCAGCACTTCAACATCAGGATTAATTTTCGCAATAGCCGCAATTTGTTCTTCGTGTGTTAACTTACGCATCGATCCAACTCCTTAAAACGCCTCAGACGCGCTACAACGCAAAAATCCACCGCGACACCCATTTGCACAGGTTGCAGTGTCTTATTGCGCCAGAGGCGCTATCATGTGGCTAATTTTTGATTTACAGACTGGTAGGTAGGTTATGGATTGATAAGAAGGAACAAACCGCCGAACAAAGCGACGTTAACAGCGATTGCAGCAGCGATGGCAAAGGCCAGGGCGAAAACGTGTTTACCGTCCATTTTTAGATCCTCTCTAAAACGCTCTATAACGAGCTAAACCGCTAAAGATATGCAATCGTAGCACAATGCGTGTTTTAGCTCGCTGGTGAGCTTGTTTTGCGGGTAATTTTGTGTTTTTGCGGATCGTGGTTGGTCAAAGAGCGCCACATCGTGTATCACGTAGCGTTTTTGGTTTAAGCAGGAAATCAAGTGTCGCTGTGAAGCCATTGCCGAAGTAAAAATCTGAAGCCGTGTTTTTGAACGTTTCAAAGTAGGCGACAAAGCCGTTGATGCTTTTGTCTTTCAGGTAGTCAGTGAACGCATAAATCTTGCGTTCAAGATCCCGATCCAGTTCGGCAGGTGGCAACAGGCCATCAAACGTGCTGTTAAATGCCTCCACTACGTCGGCAGCGTTTGCAGTGGCTGACAGTTTGCGCCATTTTTCAGCATCAGCCAGATACCCATCAAATTTAGTTACCCGGCAAATGTTTATAGGCTTAGGCGTTCCACCACGGCTACGCCATTGTGTTAAAGCCCACTCAATCACTAATGTGATCTCATCCTCCGTATACGCTTTACGTGTTTTTGTTTCTGTCAGTAGTTCTACGAATGGCTTAGCATCACGACATTTGCATCCTGCCTTGTCGTTGTAGAAGGCAAGGCAACGCAATGCCGCTTCGTTTACGCCATCCTGATTGACCATTTTTTGTTCATTTTCGACAATACACGAAGTGTATATATCTTTTTCTCTTTCTTTTTCTACTTCTAATTCTAATTCATGACCCTTTCCTGACCCGGTCATGACCCTATCATGACCTTTTTGTGTTGGATTGATTAACTTTTCTAATTTTAATTGCTCCTTCGCTGTGTTTATGGCGGCCCTGTAAGCGCTTTTAGAAGTCATTGATTGGTCCAGCCTTTTCAATAACTTTAAACAAGTTATGTGGCCTTGAGAACATTCAAACAAACCAATTTCGATGAAGTATTTCATCATTTCTTCTATACGTTTTTCAGTAGATCCGACGTTTCGCGCAATTATTCTTGCGTCATGTCGTAGGTCAAAAGTTAGATTGTGCTGATCTACGTCATAAGTTATTAGTTCTAGGCAATACCAATAAAGCCCGTACCCTTCCAGGCCATAATCTAATAAAACGTTTTGAAGTTTTTCATCGCGGTTCGCATCGCTATCATGCTTAAACCACTTCATAGATCATTCCTCCGGCAATGCAATGTCATAAATGTCGCCGTATTCGTCAGCGCGTTTAATGAATCCTTTGCGGATCAATGAATTTAATGCGTCAACAGTAGTATGCAGTGGCAGTTCGCACACTTTTGCGATCTCTTCGCGTGAAGCATGTGCGCGGCCTTTGTTGTCTGCCTTTTCTGCAAACGCAATTAAGACAAGTTTTTGGATCGGGCTGTTAAGTTTTACGTTCCATGCTTCATTCATCATGTGCATACTCATCTTGTTTTTCTCCTATGGTTAGAGTGAACGCGCGGGCGGGCATCCCATTAGCATTAGATAGCAGTGACTGACCGCTCAACAGATCCCGCCGTTGCGTGATATTTGTTTTTCGCTTCGCAGCGACACCGGATTTTTAAAGAGCTTAAGGTAAGTGCCTTTTTGTGCCTTCCGTTATCTTTTTCCTTGCGTCTTTGCAAGTATGGCCTTACCTTGTCTGCAAGTTTACAAAATGGAATTTTAAGATCAAGGCTTAAAATACACGTTTTGTGACTTGCATCAAACTTTTTGAGGTTATAGGGTAGCGACATGAAAACAAAATGGTATGACTTAGCAAAGCAGCTCATGCGGGCGCAGGGCATGAGTCAGGATTCACTCGCAGATCTCATGGGGATAACTAAAGGCGGCCTGTCACACTGGCTTAACGGTCGCCGCGAGCCAAATCTTGAAGATATTGCGCGGATTATGCGGGCGCTTGGGCGTCGTCAGTTCACTGTTACACATGATGGTATGGTCATTGATGATTCTGTTTCTAATACACTTCAGGCCGCACCGCCGCGTGATTTAGGTAGTTACCCGGTTATTGACTGGAAGGACACAGTAAACAATATGGATGACACAAGGCGATCAGCATTACCACACGTTACGACTAGCGTTATTTGTTCAGATGATAGTTACTGGCTGGTTGCCAAAGGTGAATCAATGAACGCGCCTCAGGGGTTAAGCATCCCGGCGGGGACGATGATACTTGTTGACCCGCACGCGCCAGCTATTGACGGCAAACTGGTTATAGCCCAGCTTGAGGAAGGGCAGATACCGACGTTTAAACAGTTGATTATTGATGGAGGTCAAAGGCTTTTACGTTCGCTCAATCCTCTGTATCCGCCAATCCCTATGAATCCAGAATCAAAAATTATAGGCGTGGTGGTTGATGCGAAGATCGTAAACCTGCCATAAACATTAGCCGCCGGATGGCGGCTTTTCTTTGCCTGGAAAACGCCAAAACGTAAACAGAAAACGTTATTTATTGTTTAAATATCAATGACATATAAAATATTTTAAAAAAGTATACAAAATGGATTGACTCGGTGTTTTACGGGGCGTATATTGCGAGTCAAAGGAAGGGCGCAGGTAACAAAAGCAACTTCCTGGCACTTTAAAAATCAGGCTTAACACCTTGTCAACCGTGGAGTAACTCCCCGATGGGGGACCGAAAGCGGCACTGATAACAAGGCGCATGGGGTGTTTAAAGCGTTACATCCCCCACGAAACCGCACGCAAGGCGACGAGTCAGCTTGCTTGGAGTGAGCAAGGTCACGCCGGGAACGGCGATGATTGCGGGATTAGTTGAAAGATGTTAAGCCGCTCATTAACAATCTGGTCAGCCGCTGGAAGTGCGGCAATTAACGAAGATGATTTTTTATTAAGTATCATCAAGGATATACGGAGATCAGATTATGAGCGTTACAATTATATATGGTAAATGTGATAGCAAAATGAATGCCAGGGAACGCAGAAGGATAAAAAGAGAAAACGAAAGAAAATCATCACCTGCAATCAATAAAACAGACAATGTGGATAAAGCTATTCGATTTGCAAACGAGGAAAGATGCAAACCAAATAGCATTAAAGAACGTCGCAAAGGATCAGTAAAATGGTATACGGAAAATGAAAGCGGCAGCTACTACCACGCAACGCAACCACGCCATTTAGGGGAAAAACCCCTGGATAAAGTCCGCTATCATTAATACAAAATGTAAACATCCGGAGATGACATTATGGTTATTCAGGCGCTTCAATTCAAACTGGCAGTAGCGGAAATGCTTCACGATGCCGAAATGTGGAGCGCCGCGAATAAAGCCTTATACATAGTGTTAACAGCACGGGAGATTAAATAGTGAAAACAGAGTTACATAAAAAGCTATGGACGATTCAGCAAACGCTGAACGCGCCGAAAAATCAGCGTAATAATTTTGGTGGATATAATTACAGGTCGGCGGAGGATATTTTAGAGGCGGTTAAACCACTGCTTCAAAATATCACGCTGACTGTTAGTGATGAAATTGTCCTGATCGGCAATCGCTATTATGTGAAAGCAACGGCGACGCTAAGCGACGGTGAAGACGTAATAGCGGTAACTGCTTATGCCAGGGAGGAAGAAAGCAAGAAGGGTATGGACGCCAGCCAGCTAACAGGAGCAACATCAAGTTACGCGCGTAAATATGCTTTGAACGGTTTATTCTGTATAGATGATGCTCGCGATCCTGATACTGATGCTTACGCGAAGCAGACAGGCCAGCAGCCGCGACAACAGAAAAACCCACCAAAACAACAACCGCAGCAGAATAAAGCGCCGCCAAATCCTGATGAAGTATTAGCACGTTTCTGTGATGCAGCAGCGAAAGCGCAGGACGCTAACAAGCTGCGTGAAATATTTGGCAAATGCTGGAAATTACTACCGGAAGGATCGGAGCATCGAATCAAGGCAAAAGATGTTTATGACATCCGGGTAGCAGAGCTTAACGGGGAGATGGGTTAATGAGTTTAAATTCAATCACGCTGGGCGGGAATATCGGTAATGATATGGAGGTTCGCTACACACAAAACGGGAAAGCGATTGGTAGTTTTCCGTTAGCTGTAACGAATGGCTACGGCGATAATAAGCGGACAATGTGGGTCACTTGCCTGGTATTTGGTGAGCGTGCGGAAAAATTAGCGCCACATATCCGCAAGGGTGGAAAAATAGTGGTAAGCGGTCGCCTAGATGTTCGGCAATATGACCGGAACGACGGCACGAAGGGGACGGCGGTAGAAGTGGCGGTTAACGAATTTGAATTCATGAACGTTAACCAACAAGGCCAGCAGCAAGGCCAGCAGCAGAAAGCGCCACCGCCTCAAAATAATAACGGGAATAATCCGCCGCCGATGGACTTCGACGATGATATTCCGTTCTGATTCAATAGGTTGGCGATGGGTGATTATTTAAAAGCACCGCCGCCGCCGCGAACAAAAGAGCAAGTTTTAAGAGAAGCCCGTGATCAAATCGATCGCGGGCTTTTTTTATGCGGCACGGCAGCGGATCGAATGGCGAAAAGATTTAGTGACCTGTACGCAAAGCAAATATGGTTCGACAACTGGCAGGCAAGTTTTTACCCACTACAGAAAGCTGATGATATGCATTGGCCTGAATATGTCGATCCACGTATGCGCAAATATCGCGGGCGTATGGGCCAGGTTATTAACGATTAATGAGGTATTAAATCATGATCGAAGATAAAGAAGTTGACGGAGAAATTCCTGATGGCGCTGATGAGCTTATCACTTTCGGCGGCGGGCTGTACGAATTCGAGACGTCTGCTGGCTGGGTTGATAAATGGCCTTTCCCTACTCGACAGGAATTAAGCGATCGTAAATCATTTGGCGAAGATGCCGAACGCCTGGCGAATAATAAATGGTTGGATAAATTTATTGCGGAGGCTGATAAATGAGCATGGTAAAAATTGCGGCATTAGCCGCCGCCTTCGTTATTGGGGTAATTTATATCACAGCTTCTTTTTATGTCGCCGTTTTTATTGCTGAATTAATTGTTGCATTGTTGGGGTGAGTTATGAAGGTTTGCAAGAATATTGTAAGGGTCGCTTTTTGCGTTATTTGTTTCCTGTTTACGATTGTGTTTTGCGGCGCACTTGCGGCGGTGATTAGCTTTATTTGTAAAGGGGCGATGTGATGGTTACTTGGAATGCAAAAGAGGGCGATCTTGTTGTTTTGCCAGAATATCGTAGCGACCCTGGCCTGGTTGTGCTGAACAAGACATATAACGATCTTGAGCGCCCGATCCTGGTTAAATATCTGGATGGAACAATTATAGAGCCGCGTTTCTTCGACAAGATTGAACTGAAGGCCCGCAATGTTCGCGTTAAGCCGTTCCGGGCTTATGTTGAAAACCACTGGCGGAAATTGTTCGCCGGACTGAATGGGATGTTCGGCGTATGGCTATAAAAGAAGTAAAGGTTAAACACCTGAAAGGTGGGGAGCGCTTAAAGGCGTGGTGGGGCCGTGAATTTACAGCTACTGCTTTCAGATTCAGGCAAGGCGGAGAGGTCATTATATACGACGAAAACATGGATGAAGTTGGTAAATGGCATCTTGAGCAATACGTCGAGGTGTTAAATGAAAATTAAATTCCATAAAGCATATGATAGCGAAACAAACAAGCTATCACTATTTATCGAATTCGAACGCCGGATCGTGGTTGTGCCCTGGGCGCGGCGCTTCAATGACGCTGGCGGTCGGCGGCAATTCGCGGTCGATATGCTGTTACGCGGTTGCGGCCTTATGCGTCCGCTATCTGATTTAAAACGAATGATGCCAGGATCGTTCGGTCAGATTGATGAAATAGAAATAAGTCCGGAAGAACTGAAACGGGAGCGTGATTTATTCCTTTCAAGCGAAGGAAACCCGTTTAATTCAGAAACAGAAATGAAATGGCATCACCCACTATAAAAGGATAAATATCATGAACGACATCAAAACAGCTTATTCACTCGGCAGCGAAGGCATGTTAATCACTCGCTA